TCTATAACGTTAACATCCTCCTGTAATATCCCAGGTATAATGTATTCACAAGTGTTATTAAGACAATCTATAAACGCCGAATCGTCCGCGTTATAAAGGGATTTAACTACGTCTCTATACAGTGCTCCACTTAGTTCTCGTGCTCGAAAGACTCTATTATTGAATCCCGGTAGCTTTACGTTAAATGTAAATCCCATTAACTATAATTACCTAATAAACTAACTTAAACCACCCTAGTTAAAAGTTTGGATCAGGACGGCCAAAACCCCCTGCATTAAATCCAGGAACTCTACCAAGTTGCTCTTTTGGTACTATATCTGAATCCGCTCTAGGGTTAGTAATTCTAGGTCCCTCTATAAATACAGATCCAACTTCTCCTAATGTCGCATTAAATGGTTTTGGAGCGGCTGGTAAATTTACTTTTGGTGGAGTATTACTAAATGTTTCTGAAGTTGAAAGAGAATAGTAATTATAAGCCCAGGATGTCTTTATAGTATTGACTGCATTAGTTCCGTAATCATAAGATGTTGGGGTATCAATAGAGATTGGAGCACAATCAAAAAATTTAAATACTTTACGAGGAGTTACTCCGTTACCGTAGGTAGAGAAAAAGATAGCTGTAATAGTGGTCTTTATATTATCAGCGCTGTTAGGCGCGCGCGCTATTAGTCCTAAATGAGAGGTAAATATTATCCAAGGGCGTATCACAAAATCAATAAAAGATTGGTCTGTTTCTAAGAAAGAAATTGCAACAGGCTCTTGTTGCTTACGACTTCTAGTAACTACCCCGTCTAGTAAACCACCTGAAAAATCATCATAAGCGGCCTGCATACCAACTCTACTAACACTAACGCTTTCTACTGGAGGTGTAATACCGTTTGCAAATAAACAAGCTCCAGTATCACCGTTTTTCTGGCTAAACTTAAGAAGATTGCTTGTAGCAGTATCTATATTCCAACCACGACCGCCTGGACGTCCTGGCTCAAAGTACCCTGTAGAGTAATTCTGAACAGCTGTAGGTATAGTTTCAATGCGTATAAAAAAGTTTGAACCTAAAGGTATCGAAAACTCTTTTTGGCCCAATAGCTGCCTGAATAACTCTAGTTCAGAGCTACCATTACCTCCATTAGCTCTTGGTCCTAAAGTTTGCATTAATACTACTTAAATAAATTTTTAAAAGCTTGTTGCGCTTTACCTAAACCAGTAACAGCTCTACCTAGGGTGCCTAATGCTCTACCTGTATTAGAAAGCGTTTTGCCAGCTCTTAATAGACCGCCTGGTTTTGGACGTACTCTTCTACTTCTTCTTAGTTGTGGCATATTTAAAACTCCTTATTAGCTAGCGTCAGTTATCCAATATTGATAAGCAATAGTGACTGGTATTCTTTGTATTGTACCACCAGCAGTTAAGTCAAAGGAAACATCTCCTACTTGGGTAATAAATGCCCCTTGAAGGGTATAAGTTACGAGCGGCTCTAATTGATCATCTACCGTGCACATCTCTATATAATTTTCATCTCTATCTGGTAATTGTAGATTGCCTGTAGAAGTATCTTGAAAATCAAAATTACCTAACATAGTAGATATAAAAACATCTCTTAAAGAAGTACCGTCGCCACGATCTTGTTGAAAGTAAAACTCTACATTCCATGCTTGAGAACCTGGGAATTTAGTCGTGCCTGGTAAATTAAAATCTAGCCCCATAAACGGAACTTGGTTGACAGTTGTCTGCATACTTGGCAATGTAGCAGTACGTAACATAAGAAAGTCATCTTCCCCTAAGCCGCCAGTATCATTAAGTACACTCCAATCTGTTATTCTTAATTGAAAGTCTCTTGTAAACCCTGTATCTTGAGCAACCGAGTAAAATTCTTGTATTCCTTGTGCTAGTGGCATATATTATATTTAGGTTAAAGTTAGTATTTTTAAAAGACTTTATACAAAACCACCAAAATTAAGATTGGTTTGAGGTGTTCGAAAATTTTGCGCTACGTTTATTTTTTCATCTCCTGCTATAATATATTGAAATGCTAAAGTCATATCCAATGTTAACGGGGTACCAGTAGAGGTAGTATCAAACGATAAGCTACCCACATTAGTCGGGAAGCATCCGACTAACGTATATATTCTATTCTCGATCATATCGCCATTAGTATAATCTATAAGTGCAAGATCTATATTACAGTTAGTCCAGTTAAGGTTTGAGTTATTAGAATGCTCATTATAAGTACCCACGCTCCATTTTTCCAAGAGCTGTCTTAATATATAGTTCCCGTCGCAATAAAATGTAACTCTCCAGCTTTGATTTTCTGGATACTGGGCTTCAAGTGGAACTACAAAATTAAATGCTTTGTATTTAACTTCCCCAGTTTTAATTACTCTTGACGGTATAGTGCCGTCTTTAGCAAATATTAAGAGGTCCCCCATATTACCAGCAAAAAAATCACCAGCATCTCCACTAATATTTTTTATTCGAAACGCGTTGTTACGAGCGAGACCAAATTTAGTTGCTGCCTGGTAAAAATCCTGTATTTTATAGCCTCGTGCCATTGTTAATACTTAATACTAGGTACATAAAAAAAGCCCTATTTTACTAGGGCTTTGTAAAATAACTTTATATTTTATACGTGTCTCCAATAATGATAAGCAAGTACTGCAGTAAACGTAGTAGGAGCGCCAGTACCGGTTTGATCGTAATCAATAGTGCCTAACTCTTTTATATACGCGCCGTAAAGCTTGTAGGTGTTTAATACTTTATCTTGATCATCAATAAGATCTAGTTGTATTAATTTATCTACACCACGTACTGAAAGATCGCCTGTACTGGTTTCATCATCGAATATATCGTTAACTTGCCAGTCTTCAAGCTTCTTACGTAAGACTCCTTTAAGATCGTTACGGAATGTAAGATTCCAGCTATCTGAGCCTGGATAAGTTACAGTACCTGGAACGTTAAAGTTGAGCCCCATGTAGGGCACAGCTTGATTGGAAATGCTACGGCTAGGAAGGTTTTTTGTTGTTGCATAAACAAAATCATCTTCGTTAAACGTATCGTTACCAATGGCGCGCACACGCATCATGAAATCGCGAGAGAATCCGCGTTCTTGTGCGACTCTAAAAAAATCTTGTATTGTTTGGGCCATAGATTTATATATTTAGGTTATTAAGCTTGGAGAAGCTCGTTAAAGTTCTGAGATGTCTTGGTTGCGTAGAAGTTTACCAAGATGAACTCTGCTGTACGTACTGGCTTAATGTAGATATCTACAACAAGAGTATTGTCGTCAATAACATTTGGGGTGTTATTTGTATCATTGCATACAATTAAGTAATCGTATAGACCTTGAGTTGAACGGGCGAGCTCAAACAACGGCGTAATTGTATTGACTAGACGGCCACGTGTGAATGTGGTGTTTGGTTCGAACACAAAGTAGCGAGTAGACTTTTGAGTACCCTTTTCAAGGTAAAGGAATAGACGACGAACGTTAATTCTGTCGAATGCACTTGGAGCCTTAAGTAAGGTCTTTTGACCCATTACTACGTAACCATCAGTCGGGAAGTATACTAATGGATTGAGAGATACTTTATAGAGTAAGTCGCGTTGTTTTTGTTGTGGGTTAACACCGATATCAACCAAACCGTTAATTACGCCGTGGTTTAGACCTGCTGGGGCAGACCATGGATAATTTACTGCATCGTTATTAGCCATCATTGCTGCAGCGTAACCGGAGAATGGTAACCAAACACTCTTGTAAGAGTAAGCATCGTTAACCTTAATCCAGTTTGCGTAAGCTGTTGCATAACTACTATTGTATGAACCGTAAAGGTTACGTAATGGCCAGTAGATGTTTTGTGAGAAGTTCTTAGACTTGTTATCGAGAGTCTTAAAATTCTCCCCCATTACGAACATATGACGGATTGGGTCTGAAATGAAGATATGATCTTTACGACGCGCTCTTGCAAATTCTTCGAATCTAGAAGTAACTGCATTCCAACCAGCGGTCAATGTGTTGCTTACTGGGTTACCGGTAGAAGCTGTTAATGCATTAACTTGAGTTGTTAAAGTGTCAGTAATGATAGTATCATCAAAGCTAGCAGAAGCACCACCGTATAATGTGTTTGTTACGGCGTAGATCGTTGAAAGACCGCCGTCGATGGTAATGTCAATATCAATGAGGTCAGTGTTTTCAGCAAGGTTTAATACTGCATCAAGCTTTGTTGGAACATCGCCAATTGGCTTTGCGTTGTTAGAAGGAAGACTGTCAGCATATACGCCGAGAGCATATAAGTTGTTTGCTGCATTAAAGGTACCTGGCTTTACGGCAAGGTATGGTTTTGCTGATAAAGCAAAGTTATATGTTTGATTACCAGGAGAAGCACTGAGTGTTGAGATATCGTTTAAGATATCAGCATCTGTAGAAGTCTTGTAAACTCTTACAGACTTTGTAGAATTACCGTTGTTATCTAACCAAGCAGTTAAGTTAATGTTTGGATTGATAAAGGTCGTGATACTGTTAGAATTGTCGTTAGCAACAGTTCCAAGGTAGAACGATAATGGCTTACCACCGAGTGGGTCTTGAACTTGA